CAAAAGGCACACTGGTAAACCAGAGCACACCCTAATTTAGGGATGCGCTCCGCCAGTGCAGCTTATCGGAAACGATAAGCCTTGTCCCTTTGCTCTCGGAAGCCTGTCCTTTTGGGTCAGGGTTTAAGAAAGCAGGGGTCCTCAGTTTGCGCCCGAAGTAGGCAAAGTCGCGCCACCATTCTTTGCACCTCTCAGTGTTAGGAATGGTAATCGCACTTCGAACTCGGACGCAATCGGCGTTGGGATGTTCCCACTGGTAATCCTCTCGTACGAAGTACTCATCGTACTCGACGAGGGGACCGACCCCTGGAGAATGTCTCCCGAAACGCTCGCGGGATCGCTCTCGGACGTGTCTAGCAGCTGCCTCAAACTCCCTTCGGAGATTAAGACGGATACCAGCACGTATAAGGCGATTGTGAAGGCGAACATAGTCATGAGGTCGAGTGCAGACATCCTTCTGATAGCAGGGAGTAACCTCCACGCCATCAAAGAAATGCTTGCCACAAGACTCAAAGAAACTACTGCCGTCACTAAATGACTTATGCTCATTGACTTTGAAGCCAGCCCACGTTAGTATTTCTAACGTCCGTTGGTAATCATCGTTGTGAACAATGATGTCATCACCGTAAACTGAGGTAACGCCGGTGATGGAAGACGAGCTGACAAGGGCGTAGAAGATTAGAGACTCGAGTTCGAAAGTATAGGAATTACCCATACTGGAGAACTTTGAAGTCTTAAACCTTTGGCCTTTATATTCAGTTGTCTTGCATCTAAGGTCATCAAGGAGCTCGAACCACTCTCGTGGAACGAGTAACTTGACGAGATTGGCGCAGAGTGTGTCGCTCGCAGAACTCAAGTCCAGGGTCGAAAGACCCCAGTCCTTTGCAATGCGTGCGAGATCCTGATTGATCGTCTGGTCATCAAGATCAACTCCAAACCGCTTAAGACGTTCCCGAATGTAACGGCCTACGCCCTGCTGAACATAAGAGTTCAACGTGGGTTCGGCCGCTATAGGACGGTCCGTTTTGACGGTTTTGGCGACCATAACCATTCGGTTGCTATCGACGATCGTGAGATCGAAGAAGCCCCCGACGAGGGTCCCTAAGTACTCATCGCCCGTAAGGGCTTTGCATACCCAAGGGATGGCCTCGAAGGTTACGGATGGTTTACAGCTTTTCTCAGCGTGAGTACTACCGCGACGTAAGTCGTAGGTAGCACCGTTGCCGAACCGGCACAACTCGACAATGCGGTCAAAACGCAGAGGACCGAGGATCTG